AAATGGAAAAGTTATGATGAAATACAATTATGTTAATGATGAAAAAGAAGGAGAATTTATAGATTATTATGAAAATGGAAAAGTTATGATGAAATACAATTATGTTAATGATGAAAAAGAAGGGGAACATTATGCATATTATGAAAACGGACAATTAAAAGTGAAATGTAATTATGTTAATGGTAAACTGGAAGGAGAATATTTAGAGCATAATAAAAATGGACAAATACATGTAAAATGTAATTATGTTAATGATAAACTGGAAGGAGAATATTTAGAATATTATGAAAATGGAAGTGAAATGATTGTTTGTTATTATATTAATAAACAATTAGATGGTGAATATACAGAATATCATAATAACGGGATAATCAAAAAAATATGTAATTATGTTAGTGGAGTAATAGATGGTAAAGTAATATATTATTATGAAGATGGAATTGTAAAGGAAATACAATTTTACAAAGACGGAAAATTGAATGGAGAACATATAAAATATCATTCTAATGGAAATATTCAAGAAATAGGCAATAGCATAAATGGAAAAAAAACAGGAATATTTGTACAATATGATATCAACAAAAAAGTATGTGATAAAAAATATTATATTGATGACGTTGTTATAATTGGAGAAATATATACAGTTGATAATATTAGTGAATGTCAAATATGTAGAGATGATACAGAAGAAGAATCTAATAATTTAGTTTATTTAGGATGTGCTGGTGAAGATAAACATTTATTTCACATTGAATGTATTATGGAATGGTGGAAAGCACATGAAACAATTAATTATAAACAATGTCCTATATGTACGAAAGAAATTACAAATAATGACATTAAATTTATTATTAAAAAAAATAAAAATTAAAATAAATTAATTATAACTATAAAACATATATTAATATATGTTTTATAATGAATATGACAGAACAAAAAGTAAAATTTATAATTGATAAAGGAAAAATTTTTCCAGTAGCAGATGAACAATTGTTTTCTCGTTTATTAGTCGATTTTAAAACAATGCAATTTATGACTAGGCCAAGTAATACTACACAAATCAGAAATATAATTCAATTACATTGTAGAAATGCAAAAAACATTATTGATGCGACAGCAGGAATAGGCGGAGATAGGCGGAGATAGTATTGCGTTTTGTAAAAATTTCGAGCATGTTGTATCAATAAAAATTGATCCCATCGTTTTAGTTTTTTAGAAAACAATATTAATGTATATAATTTTAAGAATATAGATTTAATACAAGGTGCATATTTTGCGTCTTTACTACACATTATTCAAATTAGTTTCTATAAAAATGTTATGCAAAATACAAAATATGATATTTTTAATTTTACACACTCTTACCTTACATAACAAGAATACTTATTTTCATTCTATCGTAAAATTCTAATATATTCTGAAACCTTTTATTTAAGTCATCATCTTCAACAAATGCTCCGATACCTAAAATAACAAAATAATATTTATTATGATTTTTAAAAGGAATATAATAAACATTAATATTTTTCTCACATAAACTAGAAATATAATTAATAACATCATTAGCATTTGTTGATGGAATATAACAAGGAATAAGTTGTGTTTTTTTCTCTTCTAATTTATATAATTTTTCAACAGGATTTAATATATGATTTTGTACTATAGTTTTTACATCAGCAATCGTAAGCGCATTATCTAATCTCAAAAAATTACCTACATGAGTCATACACAAATATTCATGTAGCATATCGTCATCATTAACTTTTCCTTCAAATATATTATCCTGAATCTCACAAAAAAATTGATAAGTATATCCATAAAACAAATTGTAAACATCTGTCAAATAATCAATTCTTTGAGACATAATATAATATTTATTATGTTATTATACTTATAACATAATAAATTTTCAATTTTAATAATATAATGAAAGTAACCTATAACTTTTCTCGCCACAAAACAAATATAATAATTAATATGATAATATTTAATCCTCAACAAGAAACTTTTATTTTACGTCTGCCAACTGAATATGGAGGAGAACATAACTTACAAAATGAAATCAAAATATTAGAAACAAATGTTGATTTTTATGATAAAATAACTATAAGAACAAACAAAAAAAATATTACTATCAAATACACATTTCAGAAATTACCTAAAAAATTGGATGAAAGAACACAAATGCATGTTATATGTAATTCATGTTATTGTGATTTTAATGGACAAAATGGACTTATTATTCCTGATATGCAAAACAAAAAATTTCATATTATCATGACTTGCACTAATAATTTATTTGTTTCTGGTTTAGGTAAAGTAGTAAATTGTTCTTATACTGAATATACTTCGTTATTACTAAAACGACTTTTTATCTTTTCAGATAATTTTATAGAATATAAAAATATTATACTTACATATTGCTCAAAAAATAAACCATTACTAAAACCAGAAGAAATCATACATTTTGCTTCAAATTCATGGAACAAATTTCTAAAATTCTTTGATTTAATAGATAAACATATTTTTCTAATTAACTATTATGATGAACGACTATCACATATACAATCAATTGGTGGTAGTGGATTATACTATGGACTTGATTTTATTGTACAAACCAATCATGTAAATAAAAAACATATATTTACATATATAAATCATGAAATGTATCATCATTTTAATCCTTCAACTAAATCAGGTCATGAAACATGGTTTAATGAAGGATTTACAGAATTTTTTTGTCGTTACTGTATAATGTCTTCAAAAGATTTCACATATGAAATTAATAATAAATTTTTACCACAATATTATGCAAATCCATATAAAAATATGAATGATAGAATAATGACTTACAATAATTTTTGGAAAAATAGATTAATACAAGAGTTACCATACCAAAAAGGATTTATTTATGCCCTTTATTTATTACAAACATATAAATCAAAATTCATTAATAGTTATAAAAATCTTTGTCGTAAGGAATATTGCAAAAATCTCAAGACATATTATACCAATGAAATGCTAAAAAACATCTTCAATGATGACTACTTTAATGATTATATTATTAGAGGTAAAATAATACCTATCATTACTGAAAAAACCATATCAATTAATAAACCATTTTTTGGATTTGATATTGATACTTTATTCTTTGATAAAACAATTAAAAATATTGATAAAAATTCTGATGCATATCAACAAGGTGTTAAAAACGGTAAAATAGATGCTTATGATTTATATTTTGAAAAATGTTATCATATTACAATTATACAAAATAAAAAAAAAATCAAATTTACTACTAAATCAAATGAAACTATATACATTCCTTATCTGAGTAGTTAATTTTATCATTTTACATGTTCTAACAATAAAGTTATGATATTAAGTTTAGATGTAAATTTATTATTAAAAAAATTGAAAATTAAAATAAATAAATTATAACTATAAAACATATATTAATATATGTTTTATAATGAATATGACAGAACAAAAAGTAGAATTTATAATTGATAAAAGGAGAATTTTTCCAGTAGCAGATGAACAATTGTTTTCTCGTTTATTAGTCGATTTTGAAACAATGCGATTTATGACTAGGCCAAGTGATACTACACAAATTAGAAATATAATTCAGTTACATTGTAGAAATGCAAAAAACATTATTGATGCGACAGCAGGAATAGGTGGAGATAGTATTGCGTTTTGTAAAAATTTCGAGCATGTTGTGTCAATAGAAATTGATCCCCATCGTTTTAGTTTTTTAGAAAACAATATTAATGTATATAATTTTAAGAATATAGATTTAATACAAGGTGATTGTTTAACAATCATTCCATCATTAAAAAATATTGATGTAATATTTATTGATCCTCCATGGGGAGGAAATGGATATAAAAATAAACAATTGTTAAAGCTAACATTATCAAATATAGAACTAGAATCAGTGATTTTAAAATTTATAAGTAATAGTGACATGTTATGTGTCCCTAAATTAATTATACTTAAAATGCCTAAAAATTATGATATAAAATATCTGTTTTCTAAAATCAAAAAAGAAAATAATGAAATTTATTTATATGAACTTAAAAAAATGTTCATAATTGCTATTAAAATTGTTAAATAATTATTATTTCTGTTTTAAAAACAAAATTTTATTTTGTTTTTAAAAAAGAAATAATAATTTTTATTCAAATGATCGTTCATAAAATAAAATATAAGAATTTTGTGTATCAATTTCTTTGTTGATATCAATGATTTTGTATGCAGTACTATCATTATATAAATACCAACATCTATCAATTAAATTTTTAGTTATTGCTACATAATGTCCACCACTAACAGAACCATAATGTATAATAATTGCATATAAATTGTAAATTCGTGGTTTTGACTGATTCATAAAATATGGAGTTATATCCAATCGTTCGATGGGAAAAGTTATATCAGAATTATTTTTTGTCATATTATTTGAAAATCTTTTTAGATGGATAATCAATTTTGAGGGAATGTGCCAAAATTTTGTATCAATAAATCCATCTGTTTTAGTATTACAAATATTACAAAAATATTGTTCGTCTCCTATTAGTTGTTTTCTTGTTGTAAAATTAACAAAACAATCAATTAATGATTTAGCATTTTCTATTGGTAATGACAAAGTATTGAATGGTTCAAACATTACTGTGTTATTGTGACATTTACAACATTGAAACATGTTAATATATGTTCCTGTAAACATATCAAAAAAACAAGAATAATTATTTTTGATATATTGTGTATAAAATTCTATTGATTTCATAACAACAAAATAATTGAAGTTAGCATTACAAAATGTAATTTTTTCTGTGCTATTAGTTATTAATTCTAATTTTTCACTAAATTGTTGAATGTCACTTGTTAATATTTTAAAATTTAAAGTAACATTTCTTTTTGTTTCTTCATGAATATGTTCTAAAATACAATGTAATGCTTCATGACTATCATTTTGTGAACATCCAACAAATATATTGTTAGCATGAGAAACTAATAATTTAAGTGTATGAGGTTTGATTACACAATGAGAATTCCAATATGCTTTTATAATGCGTGATAAATAATAAATCATTGATTTTTTTATGTTAGTTTTATCAACAATATCATCTTGATATTTATCATCAATAAGATAAATAACCAAACTATCTGTTGCCATTAATGATTGAAGCATTGCATTAAAGTAACATGTATTTCCTATATTCATAAAAGTAGAAACTCCAACAATGCTGTGATCCATGTTGTCGTGAATGGAATGTTCAAATAGTTCCATAAAAACACATATACAATTAACAAATACTTATATATACTACATAAACTTTTAAATTCAATTTTTTTATTATTTTTAATTATATAGTCATTTTGGAATGAATAAAATTATAATTGAACAGTTCGATTTATTAATAAAACAAATAAAATCAGATATTGATACGACGATAGGAAAAGAACAACAGAAGCATTTATTTAGATTATCTTCTATAGAAAAGGCATTAAAGATTATTGAAAAATTTGATGAAGAAATAATAAATGTTAATCAATTAAAAGGAATAGCTGGTATTGGGGAAGGAACATTACGGAGAATTCAAGAAATATTAGATACTGGAAAACTAAAAGAAATAAAGTTTAATGATGATGAATATTTAAAAGAATTAGAAAAAATGACAAAAATATTTGGGATTGGATTGAAAAAAGCAAAATATTTATTAAAACAATATAATAGTTTTAATGAAATGAAAAAAAAATATGATGCGGGGGAAATTCAATTACCACATGATATTGAGATTGGATTAAAATATGAAGGATTATTAAAAGAAAAAATACCAAGAGAAGAAATGGATGAAATAAATAATTTTTTAGGAAATGTGACATTGGAAATTGATCCACAATTATTTGGTGTAATATGTGGATCATATAGACGAATGCGATCATTTTCAAATGATGTTGATTTTATTATTGTTCATCCAAATAATAATAATATGTTAAATGATTTAATAACAAAGTTAAAGGAAAAAGAATTTATTGTTGATTCATTAACAACAGAAGATGCTAAAACAAAATATATGGGATTATTCGAATGGAATAATATTATTAGAAGAATTGATATAAGATTTCTTCCGTATAAGTCATATTATACTGGAATTTTGTATTTTACAGGAGGAAAAGAATTTAATAGAAAAATGAGGAAAATTGCAAAAAAGAAAAAATATATATTAAATGAATATCGGTTATATTCAGTCAAAGATAAAAAAACATTAGATATCAAATCAGAAAAAGATGTTTTTGATATTCTTGAAATGCCATATGTAACACCGAAAGAAAGAGATTAAGTGAATTTATTAATAATAAATAATTTTATCAATATGTGAATATAATAAAATAATTTTAAATATGGATAAACATGAAATAAAATCATATTTTGTAAATAATTATAGATTAATTAATAAAATTGGATCTGGATCATTTGGAGATGTTTTTTTAGTGCATGATATCAAAAAAGATAAAGATTATGCATGTAAAGTTGAAGAAAGTAAAAAATCAGCTAGATTGCAGGAGGAATATAGTATTTATACAAAATTACGGGAATTAGGAGTTAAAACAGGAATACCCAAAGTATATAGTTTTATTGAAACGAAAACATTTAATATAATGATAATGGAATTGTTAGGAAGAAGTTTAGAGCAGATAAACAATGATACGAAGTTTAATTTAGAAACATGTTTAAAATTAGGATATGAAATTGTGTCATTATTAGAGAAAGTTCATGATGCTGGATTTATACATCGTGATATAAAGCCAAGTAATTTTTTAGTAGGATATGAAAAAAAGAATAAAGTGTATATGTTAGATTTTGGATTATCAAAACAGTTTATGGAAAAAAATAAACATATGGGATTTATGGCAGAAAAATCATTAGTTGGAACAGCCAGATACATGAGCATAAATGTTCATATGGGAATTGAACCATCTCGTAGAGATGACTTAGAATCATTTGGATATATGTTGTTGTATTTTATGATTGGAAAATTACCATGGCAAGGATTAAAAAAGAAAGAAAATATAACACAAGTAGAATTAATAGGAGAAGTAAAAATGTGTACAAATATGAAAGAATTATGTAAAAATATACCACAATGTTTCTATAATTATATAATGTATTGTAGACGTCTTAAATTTCAAGAAAAACCAAACTATGAATATCTTAAAAATCTTTTTGTTAACACTTCAAAAGAATTGAAATGTAAACTTAAATATATATTTGAATAAAATATATTTGTAAATATATTTGTAAATATATTTGTAAATATATTTGTAATTTTTTGATGAAAACAATTATATATTATAAAATATATAATTGTTTGTATGGATAATCAAATAAGTATGTTTTCTGGAAGTATTCCAGAATTAGTAAATAGTTTATCATTAAAGGAATTAGAAACAATGGTTGTTCCAATACCAAAAGAAGAGGCAATAACAACTACATTTTACAATGAATTTATTATACCAAATTTAGTTTTACTTATAATTTTATTTGGAATGTGTGTATTTGGATATATAATGTATAAATTTAAGAAAAAAATAAATAAAAAAAGTAAAATAAAAAAACAATATGTTAATAATGATATAAATAAAGATTTATATGATGAGGTTGAAATTCGTTAATTTGTTTTTATTTAATAGTATAAGTTTTTTTATTTTCTTTTTTGAGGGAATAAACCAACGAGGATCAAAATCACAAGCAGGAATAGGGGCAAATGCTACAAATGTTTTTGTTCCAGAATCATAATAATATGAAATATCATCGCCTATAGGGGGTTGTAATGGAATTAGATCTTTTTTCCAATGACATAAAAATGGAGGGATATTGCCAGTAAAAAAAAACGTTGTATCAACACACGAACATGGATTGTAATATTTATAATAATTGTTTTTTGACATAAAAATTTAAAATTTTTTACAAAAAAAAATCTATTTATTTTTAATTTATTTTGTAATATAGAATAACAAAATAAATTAAAAAATAAATCAAAACGATTGCGATCGTTGTTGAAGAAATGAAGGAATAAAAAGATTTTCTGTAACAGGGTTTTTTGTATTTTTAATATATTGTTTTAATTTATTTTTATTAAGTTTTTTTAATCTATGAATGACATGATCTGGAACACGATCCCATTTATCATTTTCATATCGTAAGAACATTTTTTTTTGTTTATCAAAATAATAATCTGATTCATCATCTAGTATTTTGTCTAAAATAATTAGGTCTTTTTTTTCATGAAGAATGAAAGGTTCAAATTCTCCAGTAAAAAAAAAATCATATACAAAAGAAGTGCGTCTTTCTACAACAAATGTTGTTGGAGAAAAACAATTAAATTTTAGATCTCCAAACATTGTCAATGATGTATTTTTCTTTTTTTCTTTATCTTTGTCGTTGTCGTTGTCTTTGTTTTTGTTTTTGTCATTATGTGTCATTGATAATGTTATGAAGGAAATAATAAAGATGTAATGTAACGCTTATTTATTTTTGTTTTATTTTTGTTTCAAATTATATAATAACTTAATGAAAATTGAAACTAACTATTTTATATCCACAATTTGTTTGTCACTACTATTTTTATATATAATACAACCACCACCAAAACTAATTATCAAAAAAATTATCAAATAAATTTTATATATTTTATCAATAAATAAAATATATATGATAGATCAAAAAACAGAACATATTTATGATATTATATTATCTATAAGTTTAGCATTGTTTGTTGTATATGTTGTTAACAAATCATTTGTCAAACCTCGTATTGATACAATTTATTTACACCACCATAAGAAAAATCAATAATTTTAATAAATCCATTATTATTTTCTGGGAGACCTCCAATTTTTTTGAAAATATCTATTGTTAAGGCATGTTTTAATTGTGAATCGCGTTCATCTTTTGCTCCCAGATCAGGTCCTTTATTTATTTCAATAATTTTTGGTATTAATTTGTTATTAACAGCAACATCAACACCAAATAATTGGAAATATATATTATTATCTTTTGCTTGTTTTCCAACTTTTCCAATAAATGATATAAATGAATCACGAAGAAGTTTATAAATACGATTAAAATAAATATCACTAATAAGTTGCCCATCATTTCGTATACGAAGCTCTTCAATGGATAATTGTCTTTCTGGATTATCTAAATAAGTTTTTAAATCGTCATGTGTTAATGGATTTTCTTTATATACTTGCCGGTCAATATAACCAGTTGTGATATTAGGAGCAATCTCTGTGCTATTTAAAACAAAAGGATCTTTTGTGTAATACATAAATCCATTATTGTAAACATAAACATCAAAATCAGTTTTGTTACAAATTACCAAAACATAAAATCTCATATTAGTTTTTCTTCCACTAATAATAAATGGATCTTGTAACAATTCTTGAACAACAACATATCCATTAGTTCTTCCATTTAATATTACTTGTTTATCTCGTGTAATTAATAATCCTTCTTGACGTTGGATATTCTTTTTTAAAATATAAACCTTATTAGATGAATAATCATGTTCAAATCGTTTTATATCATTTTCATTATCTAATGCATATGTTATTGGAGTCATAACAGAAGCTTTCTCTAATCCATATTTTGCAACTAGGTTTTTCCATAACCAATTTTTAGAAGCCATTTCATCTGCATTATCAATTATGAAATAACGTGCGTCTGATTTTGGTGGAAGTTTTTTAAATTCATCATCTGATAATGAATAATCACATGGAAAATACAACTTCCATTTATCTGTATCTTTAGTAAAACTATAATCACGTAATACATCTCCAATTGTTCCTTTAACTGCATCATCACACGCTGCGGTCCATCGTAAATTTGAGTCATATGGAACATCAACCATTGTTTCAATTTTGATATTAATATGTGCTAATAAATATATAATAATTAATATTAATAGTACAAAAATCAAAATGTAAACAACTTTCATAATATATTAATATTAAATAAAAATAAATTTTTATTTAATATTAATACTTTCATTAATATTAAATAAAAATTTATTTTATTTAATATTAATATATAATGAAGGCAATAAATATTATACTAATAACACTAATAGCAATTATATCATGTTATATTTTGATTGAGAAATTTAAAATGTTAGATCAAATGAGAGATATGGCATGTGATTATATTTGTAGGAAAAAAAAGGAAAAAGAAAAATTTACACTAGCTGATTTTGGGAAAATTATTGATGAGTCTGTAACAAAAATAGAAGAATCATTGAATAGTAGTCAGCAAAAAAGTGCCGAAGGGTTTGATTCATTCAACAGTAAAACACTGTTGTTAGAAAATAATAAGGATGAAGATATTGACATGAATGGAAAGTATTTTACATTGGAACAAGTTGATAAAGATGAAGATAAACTAACAAAATATATTCGTGAAATTGCGTTAGGAGCAAAATATTCAAATCCAACAGAACATATTAAAAAAATACCAAAAAGTGATTATGTTAGTGGATGGATAACAATGAATGATAAAATAAACAAAACAAGTGATGATTATGAAGATGAAGTTGATAGAATTAACAGACTTTATTTAACAAGTGGTAATGAATTGACAGGACTTGAAGGAAAAACAATCAAAAATGTATATGATGATTTGACAAAAACCAATAAAGATAAATTTGAAAAAGCATTTGAAGATGGAAAAATGGATACATACAGATCAGACCAATGGTATTATGATCCAAAACTTAATAGTAAAGTTGGAAATTTCTTTGGAAGTGCTTCTTCAAATATTCTTGATTTTTAGATAATTTATTGGATAAATTATCTAAAATAAAAATTGAAAAAGTAACAATAAATAAAGATAAAATGATATTGTATATTTATTATTAAATGGAGTGGGATAATCATCTTTTAACAGATAAGGAAAAATCAGATATATTGCATTATCTATTTTCTTCTATTGCATTATCACATTATAAATATGATTTATTAAAATCAAAAAAACAATTAGAAGTGTTATTAACACAAAAATACTATGTGTCTGCTAATTTTTATGGATATAATTGTTTGTTAATTTTTACGAAAATCAATGATAAATATTATTCTGTAATGATTGATAGAAAGACATTATCATTCAATATTTCAAAAATTGACTATACGAAGGTTAAAATTTTAAATGTAAATTTAAAGTTAGATGTTTCAATATATTCGGGAACAATTTTAGACGGAATATTTTTTTATGGAAGTTCTGGAAATAAAACATTTATTATAACAGACGTTTATAAGTTTAGGGGACAAGACTTTTCTAGTTCACGTATTAATATTAAATTAATTACAATATTAAGTTATTTAGAAAATATTTATGATCAAAATGATAAAGAAAATGATATTATTCTAATAACAAATAAACTATATGAGTTAGATAAATTAGAACATTTAGTTAAAAAAGTTATTCCATCAAATCAACATGATAAAATACATGGAATTTGTTTTTATCCAGAAATATCGGCAACAAAACTGATATTTACATTTTCTAAAAATCCTCAAAAAAATAAAGCAGTTGATAAAGAATATAATGATAATAAAATATATTTGAAACAACAATATAAACCAAGAAGTGGTGTAGAATATGTGTTTGCATTGATAAAAACGGACAAAGTTGATGTATATGAATTAAATATTGCAGAAAAGATTAGTGATGATAAATTAAAACGAATAAATATGGGAATTGCATATGTACCAACTACAGCAAGAAGTGTTTGGTGTAATGAAATCTTTAAGAATACAGATAAGAAAAGCATAAATGTTGTGTGTAAATATCATCGGGATAAGATGAAATGGGAACCAATTGAAGTTTCAGATGAAAAGTATCCATCATTAACAACAGAGTTTGATTAAAATATTTTAAAATATTTAAAAATTATTAAATAATTTTAAAATATTTTAATTTTTATTTCAAATCATATTGTATTGTTTCAATAAAGTTATAAAATTCTGAGATTATTTCTTTAATTTCAGTAATTTCTTCTTGGCAACAACGATAACATTTATCTGTATTGATTTCAATATTTAGTTGATTCAAAATTTCTGAAATTTTAGAACAGATGTATTTTATTTCTGTTATAATGAATTGTTTAGCAGAAACATCTGTGTATTCAACTCCTGATGGAACATGATAAGAAATATATCTATTAGGAAGAGTTTCAAACTGTATTGATTTTTCAATAGATTGTTCAACTGGACTACAAACTACTTCAAAAAATACAGTGTTTGGTAAATTGTCACATTTTGTATTTTTAAGTACAAATGATTCAAATACATCTTTTATTCTGTTAACATGTCCAATATATGAATTGTCATATCTCATGAAATATTGTTTTTCTAGATTATTAATTGAATCATTTATTTTAGATAATGCAATAACAGCATTATTTAGTTCTGGAAGATGTTTGATAACACACGACATTTAATACAATTTAACAAACTATAATAAAATCATATAAATAATATATTTTTTCAATTTTATTTTTGTTTTATTCTTCAAAAAAAAACAATTATAATGGTGACATTATCAATAGTATTTTTTGCAAGAGCATACTGAGCCAATTTTTCTGCTATATTTTCTTTGTTAATATTTCGTTTTTGTGTTTTCATATTGTAACAGTTTAGTAAAATAAAATTAACAACTTCATGATTAGACATAACATCCCATAATCCATCACAAGCTAAAACAATAAATTTATCATTTTTATTAATTTTATAATGAAATATTTCAGGAGTTGGTGGAACTTCTAATTCCGCATCTAAATCTCCAAATGCTCTACTAACAGATAAGTCTTTAACACGAACAACATCATTTTTAGTTCGCAAGTCAACAATAGCGGAAGCATTGACTTGCATTATACGATAATATTCTTCCGGCCAATCTGGTTTATGATCTTTTGTTAATGGTATTGCAAAATTATCACTTGTACACAGAACACATCTACAATCACCAACATTATATATATTGAGAAACATAGATTGAATTGTTTTGTAGTGTTCAACGACAATACATGTAGATCCACATTCTGTTGCTTTATCGGTATGTTTAGTTTTTAATATATTTTGAATAAAATTAAAAGCGTATTCAGCATCTTGCTTAGTTAATGGATATGAAATTTCTTTATCCATAAAAATGGGAGGAATATGTTTATGTAAAAATTTAGAAACATAATCTCCGCCATGACCATCGTAAATACAATATAGATTAATTTCATTTTTTGTTGTATCACGACCATCAATATTTGTTATAACATTATATTTATCCTCATTTTGAGGACGTTTACCTTGAATAGATATTGAATGAACACTCATTATAAAAATACATAAGAAAAAATAAACGGATTATAAAATATAATAATTCATGATTTATAATTATGAATTATGAATTATGAATTATGAATTATGAATTATGAATTATGAATTATGAATTATTGTGTCAAAACTACAAATAATAAAATGAAAAAATTTTATATAAGTGATGGGAAAATTTAGTATTGGTATTGATTTGGGTACAACATATAGTTGTGTTGGGGTATATAAAAATGGAAAGGTAGAAATAATAGCGAATGATCAAGGAAATAGAACAACTCCTAGTTTTGTATCATTTGACAGTGAAGAAAGATATATTGGAGAAAGTGCAAAGGAACAAATTGGTATAAATTCTGAAAATACAATTTATGATTCTAAAAGACTAATTGGAAGAAAATTTGATGATCCTGTAATAAGTAATGATAAAGATCACTTTACGTTCAAAGTTGTGAAGGGTGATAATGACAATATACTTATTAATGTAAAATTTATGGGGGAACAAAAAAATTTTCAAGTAGAAGAAATTTCAGCTATGATATTACAACGGCTTAAACAAAATGCTGAAAGATATTTGGGGGAAGAAGTAACAGATGCTGTGATTACGGTTCCTGCATATTTTAATGATTCACAGAGACAAGCAACAAAAGATGCCGGAAAGATTGCTGGATTAAATGTATTACGAATTATAAATGAACCAACAGCAGCAGCAATAGCATATAATTTGCATGAAAAATCTGCAAAAGAGAAAAATATATTAGTTTTTGATTTTGGGGGAGGAACATTGGATGTTACAATTTTGACAGTAGACAATGGAGTATTGGAAGTAAAATCAACATCTGGCGATACACATTTAGGAGGCGAAGACTTGGATAATAATTTATGTGATTATTGTTTGAAGGAATTTGCTAAAAAATCATTTCATTCTGAAATTCGTTTAACAGCAAATGAATTAGAAAAATTATTAAAAATATTTAATGGAAATTCAATTTTAGATATATTAAAGTTATCAAAAGATGCTATTATAAAAATATTTAACGATGAAGCAACGATAAGTAAAATAGTTGGATTAAATAATGATGAGATAAATAGAATTAAAAAATATATTAATGATATTTTGAGAATGCATGAAGTTGTTGATGAAATTATTGATAATCCAAAAATGATAGGTAAAATCAAGAGAGCATGTGAAAATGCAAAAAAAATATTATCAAATAATGATACAACATATGTTAATGTTGATGCATTTTATACATTTGAAGGAAAGACATATGATATGAGAGTACTAATTACACGGGGAAAATTTGAAGAATTATGTCAAAATGAATTTAATAGATGTTTAATTCCAGTAGATAAAGCGTTGATTGATAGTAAATTGAAAGCAACAGATATTGATGATGTTGTGCTAATTGGAGGTTCAACACGAATACCAAAAGTTAAGTCAATATTAATGGAAAAGTTTGGGAATAAATTGAGATCAGATATAAATCCAGATGAGGCTGTTGCATATGGAGCAACAGTACAATCAGCAATATTAAGTGGTGTTAGTGATTCTACAACAAATAGTTTAATATTAATTGATGTTGTTCCATTAAGTTTGGGTATAGAAACAGCAGGAGGAGTTATGACAATATTAATTAAAAGAAACACAACCATACCAGTAGATGTGGAACAGATATTTAGTACTTATTCTGATAATCAACCAGCAGTTACTGTTAAAGTATTTGAAGGAGAAAGATCATTGACAAAAGATAACAATAAATTAGGAACATTTGATTTAGAGGGGATAACGCCAGCACCACGAGGAGTACCAAAAATTAAAGTTAAATTTAAAGTAGATACGGATGGTATAATGAATGTATCAGCAATTGAAGAATCAACTGGTAAATGTAATAACATAACAATTAAAAATGAGAAAGGAAGATTAACAGAAGGGCAAATACAAAAAATGATTAAAAATGCAGAGACATTTTCAGAAAATGATAATAAAATAAAAGACAAAATTGAAGCATTAACATCATTTGAAACATATATTAATGCAATAAAAAGAAAAGCATTTGATGATCAATTTAGGGAAAAAATGGGAGATGAAATTGTTAAATCTATTTTTAGTAAAATAAATGAATATGATGGTTTTATTGATTTACTTGAAACAAAAGAAGAAATTGATAAAACAAGAAAAGAATTAGAAGAATTTATTATGCCATTATTTGAAAAATACATTAATATTATATCACCAGTAACACAACCAACAACACAACCAACAACACAACCAACAACACAACCAACAACACAACCGACAACACAACCAACAACACAACCAACAACAAATTCATAATAAATTTATCAACTTAATAAAAAATAGATTTTATTAAGTTGACAATTCGCATATCAATGAAAACAGTTGTAAATCAGAATCAATGCAACATGACATATTATAAATAGTGTCACAAATTTTACTGAGCATTTCCATTTTTCTATCATTATACAATTCAAAATTAGATTGTAAAACATTAAGCATACTTGTAACAATATCAGTGCCAGAAAATCCTAAATTTTTAAGGGTTTTTGTTTTCATAATAGCAGAATATAAATCATTAGAAAAACATAATTCTAAAATTTCTTTGATAAGGTCAGTTTGGGGAGTTCCACATAAATTATATAATCTTTTAGTTGTTATAATTTTTTTTGACAATATTTGAACTGTATTTAAAATAGTACGAATATCCCCATGATAATTATTAACAATTTGAGTAATTGCATCATCTTCATATTTTATTTGTTCATTATCACAAATATGTTGTACATAAGAAATAATTTGTGAATCAAGCGGAAATACCATACCAATAATTAATGATTTGCTTTGAATTTGTTGAATAATATTTACAATTGTTTCACATGTAAAAATAAATTTAACAGTATATTGGTATTTTTCCATAAGTAATGATATTTGATTTTGTATTTTTTCTGTTATATTATCAATATCATTAATAACAACAATTTTATATGGATATTTACTAATACTATGAAAATGACAAAATGTCATTATTGATGTATAAATATTTTTTAATCCATTAATGGAATTTATATATAAAACATTTTTAATATCATTTTTAAAAATATCATTGACTAAACATGTTGCAATTGTTGTTTTTCCTACACCGATAGAACCAGAAATGATTAAATTTGTAAAATTTCTTAGTATTAGTGCAAATCGTTCTTTTATTGATTTATCTAATATCATATCATTTATTGATGTAGGAGTATATTTATATAACAATGTCATGTATTAATATCCTATAGAATAAAACTATTTATATTAGTTATTATTTTTCAATTTTTATTCTAAAATAATTTATCCATCATCATGAAATAAATCATCAATGGTTAATGGTTGTTTTGTTTGTTGTTGTTTTATATTGTCATTATCAGAAATAAAATCAACAGGAGAGACAAAAAGTATATCTTCAATAGGAATAGAATTACAGTTTTTAGTATTATTATAACCATAAACAATATTTTGATATTTGTTTAATGTAACAATTTCACTGTCAACAGAATTGTAACTTTCAATTAAATAGTTTCCTCTTTTATAATAATATTGTCTTTTTTTTCCATGAAAACAGAAAATAGATAATTCATCTGCTATGTCAATGATAAGAGGTTTAATATCGCCATCTTGTAAAACTTTCCTTAAAATACGTCCACATGCTTGTACAACATCTTTTTTTGGAGTTACTAAAATAATTGTATTAAGACGTTCAATATCTAATGCTTCTTGTGCCATGTTATAAGAAGCAAAAAATATATCTCCGTTTTTTTCAGCTTCTTGTCGTTCTTCTTGGTTTAATCGCCCAATATAAAATCTTGTATTACTAATAACTTTATTTTTGTCAATTAATGAATCTACTTTATCTTTTAATATTTCTAGATGTTCAATACGTTCAGATAAAATTAAAATTTTACGATCTTCTTTTGCTAGTGATATAATGATATTTGTTATTAAATCATTTCTATTTGGAATATGAATTAAATTTGTGATCATTTTAACAGGACATGGACGCATTTTACCTTGAAGAAATTGTAATTTTTCCTCAAAAAGATTATTTGTTGAAAAATAATTAATAATTTTTGCAACAACTTGACTGTTTATCAATAATGTTTCTTTGTAAATAGTTTCTCCGATATACCAATGCATTATTTTTATCAATCCATCATTACGATAAGGTGTTGCAGATAAAGCTAATGAATAATTAGAACCTGTTTTTGATAAAGCACGTGAAAATACCTTTGCTGGTGTATGATGTGCTTCATCATATATGACAAAACCAAATTGTTTGAAAATGTCTGGGTCATAATCATGTTTTGATATACTTTGTATAGTTGCAACAACTATATCTTTATCATCAACATCAACTTTATTTTGACGAATTATACCAAATTTAGCATTAGTAAATTGTGTTCCGCGTTCAATCCATTGATCAATAAGAAATGATTTGTGAACAACAACAAGTGTTTTATATCCTAAAAGAGATGCTATTTGTAAAGCCATAACAGTTTTTCCTCTACCACAAGGAACAGAAATTAATCCTCCTCCATTTTTTAAAATGTAATCATAACATTTTGTAACAATAGAAGACTGATAATCTCGTAATTGTCCTTTAAAAGAAAAAGAACATTTTTCAGGATTATAAAAAATTTTTTCGGGACAGCCAAATTTTTTTACTCCATAATAACGTGGAACAATAATTTCATTATCAGTTAATGTATATATTTTATATGTTATTGGATTATCTAATGTATAAATATTTTCTTTTGGAGAAACATTTAATTCATTAATTGTTTCTAAAAGTTTTGATTCAGATATATATTTTTTTTTAATATGATATCCATTAACTTTAATATATGTATGTGATGTCATTTAATAAAAATTAGTTTTTATTGTTTATGTTTATTTTTGTTAAAAAAATATATTGGAATCAGATAAAAATTATATTTGAATATATTATATAAAAATGGAAACTTTTACAAAATGGTCTGGAAAATTTGATATAGGAACAAAAAAATTATTGGATCATGAATATATTATTGCAATTATAACAATTTTCTTGATTTTGTATGCCAGTTTTATTGCACCAAAACCTCCAATGTTTATGCTAAAATTATTCAATTATAAATTGATTCAATTGTTGTTCTTATTTATGATTGTTCTTGTGTCACATAAAAGCCCCACAGTTGCATTAATTTCAGCTATTGCATTCATGGTGACAATGATGGCATTGGAACGTATTCGTCTTCGGTTAGAATTTATGACAGAAGAAGAGAAATTTGTAGCACCAGCCGTTAAGGAAACAATTTCAAAACCAGTAACAATTGGAAGTCCAGTTGCAGAAGTAAAGGAAGAAAAAATGCCTGTTGAAATGTTGGCTGGAAAAGTTAATGAAATAAAGAAAAAATTAGATCATATTCCATCAGAAGAAGAACTTAATGCCATTTGTGTTGATGTTATTAAAGAACACAAAATGAACATTTCAGGAAATGGAGAAAGTGAACATGTAATGGGGGTAGATAATTATGCAAATCCTGAAGGAGAAAATTATGCTTCGGCATTGACAGAATAAAGATATTCTTAATAAAATAAATATTTTATTAAGAATTTTAATTATTTAATATATATATGAAAATTGTTATAATATGTCTAATAATAATATTAGTTATTTGGTTTATTATGTTTAATACTCATATTGAAACAATGTTAGAACCATGTCAAGGAGTACAAACTATTGGAATGTTTCAACCAGTGCAACCTGCAAATATGGAAGATAGCGGAAAATATTTTTTAAATGAATTTTATAATAAATTATATGAAGAAAAAAAAGACGAAGTCGGTTGGTAAATCAAAAGTATTAATAAATAATTTGTTATTTATTAATATAATGGAAAAAATATGTGAAGGGTATAAACGTCCCCAATCTATATATCCAGCTGTTAAACGTATTGTTGTATTGGGGGATATACATGGTGACTATAAATATGCATTAAAATTATTAGAAATAGCAGAACTTATTAAAATAAAGGGAAATGAAGAAGTTAAATGGATAGGAAAAGATACATTTGTTGTTCAAGTTGGAGATCAAATTGATAATTGTAGACCAATATTAACAGAAAAAGATTATTGTAATACCAAAGTTGATATGACAAAAAAAGATGAAGCATCTGATGTTAAAATATTAGAATTATTTACAAATTTGCATAATCAAGCAGTTAAAGAAGATGGTGCTGTTATATCATTAATAGGAAATCATGAATTATTAAATATTGAAGGAGATTTATCATATGTATCTTATGAAAATATTAAATATTTTGGTTCTATTGATGATAGAAGGGAAGCATTTGGAAAAAATGGACCATATAGAAGATTGTTGGGATGTACACGGTTATGTTCTGTTATAATTGGAAGTAATTTATTTGTGCATGGAGGAATTATAAAAGAATTGATTGATAAATTAGGAATAACAGGACGAGATGACATTGAAAAAATAAACAGTGCTGTTCAAAAATGGTTATTAAATTTACCACATGATGGAGATTATGTTTATGAAATATTAAAGAAAATTGATTATTCTATGTTTTGGAATAGAATATTTGGAAGTATTCCTCCCCATATTTCATTAAATGATGAAAAATGTGTGAAATACATTCAAGATGTATTAAAAATATTCAAAGTTGGACAAATTATTGTTGGACATACTCCACAACCATATTCTACACCATTGGGAGAAGGAATAAATGAAACATGTGGAAAAACATTGTTTCGTGTTGATCATGCAGGTGCAAAAACATTTGATATGTTTCAAAAAAATATTCAGTTAGATAGAGAACCACAAATATTAGAAATTATTGATGATAATAAATTTATGATATGTAAAAAATTAAAATGTAAAGAAATTTAATTTGCTTCTAATTCATCTTGCATTTTCTTATGCATTTTAGGAATGTCGCCAGCTTGTTTATATTTCTTGTAAAGTCCAAATATTTTGAATATTAAAGTTTTAATATTCAAAATAAAGATTTAA